ACAACTTGATAACTTCACACTAGATAATATTAATAAATATGTAGAACATTGTAAAGAAATGGAATCTTACGGTCTAATAAGAGAAGTGATATCAGAATCACTAACTCATACAGACATGGAAGAAGCCATACAAGAAGCATATTTAGAAGGTGGTAGTAAACCTATGATTGTTACTATAGATCACAGTTGGTTGATTAAGAAGCGTTTAGACGAGAGAGAAAAAATAGCAACGCTGTATAACACTACAGAAATGCTTATGAAACTCAAGAATAAGATTCCTATCATCGTTATAATGATCACTCAGCTAAACAGATCTATAGATGAAGCTACTAGAAAAACACCAGGTACTGTTGGGAACTACCCTACATCCGGTGATATCTTTGGCGGTGATGCTCTTATGCAAGGATCAGATATGGTAATTGCATTAAGTAGACCATCTAAAGCAGATATCAAAGTGTACGGACCTTACGCTTATCAAGTAGAAGATGAGGATGTATTTATGCACCTACTAAAAATTAGAAACGGTGATGACAATAAAAACCTTATATTTTTAAAGATGGATGGTCAGCGTCAACAGATGGTAGAAGTACCAGAGTTTAAAGCTTTGAGACCTGAAGGATCTGCCTCAGCATACCAAAGATATAGTGAAAGAAGTGGTGGTGGAGGTAGAAGAAATGTAACAGCAGAAGTTGGACAAGAACTTTAATATTTTACAAAACACAAAAATGCAACATGACACAAGAAGAAATCAAAGAGCTTAAAAAGAATAAGCTTGAAACCATTAGAGATTATCATCAAAAACTTATAGATAATCTAGAGATTCCTAGAACAGACTTCAATATGAAGATGGCTTTTTATGATAAACAAGGCCGTAACGTAGTTGGAATCTTTGCTTCAGAATTCAAAAAAGAAAAAGGTTTCTATTTTGAATTGATTACTAGAGACTTAGAACCTTTAGACGCAGAACGTACAGTTTACAAAATCCCATCTAATTCAGCTTTTGAAGAAGAATTTGAATTAAATGAAAAAGGTTCATATCTTGTACCTCTGGAAGAGCTAAGAATAGTTAATACTACTTCAGTAGCAATTAGCGGTGCTTCGGCTATATCAGATAAACCCTCATTTAAACCTCCAATAGCAGCTTATAAAGCTCCTGGTGCAATGGAAGATGCTCCTTATACAGAAATGACTATAAGAGACTACTATGCTATTCAAACAGGTAAGCCTGTAAGCTCTAAGACGTGGTTAAATGATTTGATAAAGAGTAACAAATAACAAAAAGCATATGGCACAAGGAATCCTTATTATTGCAGAGAGTGGCTCAGGTAAATCTACAGCTATAGAACAGCTTGACCCAAAAGAAACGTTTATAATTAACGTTGCAAACAAGCCACTACCTTTCAAAGGGTGGAAAGGCAAATACATAACTTGGAGTAAAGATAATCCTACAGGAAATCTTTATGCCGGTTCAGCTCCAACTCAGATTGAAGCATGCTTAAAATACATCAGTGAAAAACGTCCAGAAATCAAAACTATTGTAGTGGATGACTTTCAGTATATGAGCAGCTTTGAGTTCTTTGATAGAAGTGATGAAAAAGGTTATGAAAAATTCACTCAGATTGGTGCAAACTTAGCTCGTATAGCTAGAATGCCTAAAGACTTGAGAGAAGACTTAACTATCTTTATTATGACTCACGCTGAAGAATCTACAGATCTAGAAGGTAAACGTAAGTTTAAAGCTAAAACCATTGGTAAAATGGTTGATGAAAAGCTTAGCTTAGAAGGCTTATTTAGTATTGTACTCTTTGGTAAAGTAAAGAAAGATAAAGACGGGAATATCCGTTATGTGTTTGAAACACAAAACAATGGTGAAAATACATGTAAAAGCCCTAGAGGTATGTTTTCTACCGTTGAAATAGCTAATGATCTAGACTTTGTTAAGAAGTCTATAACAGAATACGAAAATTAATTTCTCAATTTTAACAATTAAACTCAAACAGCATGTTTAGTACAACAGGACAAGAAGTAAAACAAGGTGGCGGTACTTTAAAGTCATTACAGCCAGGAGTTGCTTATGCACACATCCACAGTTCACAGGTTAGAACATCTAACAAGGGAGACAAAAAGGTTTTAGAATTAACATTAGTAGGTGAAGCAGCAGACGGCTTTGAAGGCTGGGCTATTGACAAAGACAACCCAGACGGTGCAAAATATGAAGGACCATCTTCTCGTGTCTCAGCTACTATTTGGACAGACCAATTTAACTCTGATGATATTAACAAGAATGACATCTTAAATAAGATTGTTGTTATAGCAACTGAACTAGGTGTAAGATCTGAGATTGATGCCATCTCTGCTAAAAGCAGCGTTACATCTATTGAGCAGTGGGTAGCAGAAGCTACAAACGTATTGAAAGGACATAATATTTACTGGTTCTTGAAAGGTACAGAAGAAGAATACAACGGTAAGACTATTACAAAATTGTCTCTACCTAAGTACAAGTTCGTATCTAAAGAAGAATCTAAATTGGATAAGTTTGATAAGAACAATCAGTATCACTTCAAAGGTTTAGTTAACAAACCAGTTAACAGCTTTGAACCTACTACTGATGATTTTCAAATGTAGTTCTTTAAGATGCCTGGGGATTAGTATATCAGACATCTTTTAGTTTTGGATAGTAAATAATAACGAGGGAGGTTTCTACCTCCCTCTATTTTTTTCTTAACTACATTATAAAATCATATGTTCAAGACTAAAAATTTGGTGCATGATATCAAAGATGTCCCTGTACCATGGATTTTTGAACACTTTTGCAAACTAAAAGAAAAGCTGAGTGGGCAAGATATAAAAATTAAAAGTATATTTAATGATAAAGAACGTACACCTAGTATGTGTATTTATCTAGATAATAAACAAGTATACAAGTTTAAAGATTTCTCAACCGGAAGAGGCGGATCTGCTATAGATCTAGTAAAAGAAATAACATCTCTATCCTATCATAAAGTATGTCAACTCATTGTAGAAAACTATAATGACTTTGTACTACATAATAATGGTGGTTATGATCTACAGGAATTTAAACAGTCTTCCAGATATAAAGTGTCTAAATATATTTTTAGATCATGGTCAACACAAGATCAGTATTTCTGGACCCAGTTTAACATAGGAACCAAGCTACTCACCGAACATAACGTAAGACCATTAGACTCTTATTGTATGATAAAGGATGATAAAGAACTATGCATTAGAGGTAATTATCTCTACGGCTACTTCAAAGCTGACGGTACGCTATATAAAATCTACCAACCCAAAACCTTAGATAAGAAATTTATTAAGGTGGCCGACTATGTTCAGGGCTCAGAACAACTTAAGAACAATAAATACTTAGTAATCACTTCATCTTTAAAGGATGTTATGGCTCTGAAGAGTCTTAAAATCTCTATAGATATAGTAGCTCCTGATTCTGAAAACTCTATGATTCGTAAAGAACTCATGGAACAGTATATTAAGAGTTATAAAAAAGTGGTTATAATATTTGACTTTGATGAACCAGGTATCAAAGCAATGGAAAAGTATAAAGAACTATACCCGGAAATAGAATACACAGCTTTACCTATGAGTAAAGACCCTGCAGATTCTATTAAAGATTATGGTGCCAAAGAAGTGTATTACAGATTGGTACTACTCCTCAATAAAAAAGTAGAAGATTGCTAAAATACTTAGTATATCTTTGAACTACAATAAACTATATGGCTAAACAAACTAAACCAAGATCTGCAAAGACACGCAATGCTGGTACTATGACAGAATCAGCATTCTGGAGTTTTATAAGAAGCGGATTAAGACAAAAGTCTAGATGGTGGAAACCTATTACTGAATGTAAAATGAAAGCTCGTAGAGCCTATAAAGGTCCTAACAAACGGCAGAAGTTTGAATATCAATGTAATGTTTGTCACAAGTGGTTTCCTGATAAGAAAATCAATGTTGACCATATAGTAGGAGCAGGTAGTTTAAACTGTAGTGACGACTTACCAGGATTTGTAGATAGATTGTTCTGTGAACTAGATAATCTACAAGTGCTATGTGAAACCTGTCATAATAATAAAACACAATTAGAAAAACAAAAGTAATATGGAAGATCCAATTATTGAAGCTGTTATAGCTCAAATGAAAGAAGACTTTTTAATGGCAGATGAAACAGCTATTTATGAGCTATTAGAATTTGTTCCTAAGAAAAACCTATTAGCTTATTTACCTGAAGAAATTTCAGAGACATTAAAAAATTAAAGAAAAAGTATGAATGATATACATAAAGATACGTTTAGAGCTGAAGATTGTAGAGCTGAATTAGCTCAAGTTACATCTAAGCTTGATAACTGTAACGAATTAATAAAAGAATTAGTAGCTCTCCTTGAATATGAGGAAGCACTAACTGTAGATACAAGATCACAACAACGCATGAGTAGTAAACTAATAGAACTAGGACTATGGCCAAGCAGATAACTACAGAAGAAATAATAGCTAAATATCCCAAGATATTTGTAGACTATCCAGGAAATCCAGGAAGATGTAACTGGTATGGTGTACCATCAGGTTGGTTACCAATTATAGATAAACTATGTGGTTGTATGCAATCACATATAGATAATCATACTACATATACAAAAGATGGACCAATAAAATCTTTACAAGTTACTTGTAGCCAAATGAAAGAAAAGTTTGGAGGACTACGTTTTTATGCTGATAACACTGATGACATAATAGACGGTATGATAGATATGGCTGAGTATATGTGTGAGAGCACATGTCAAGACTGTGGATCAGAAGAAGACCTTGGTTTAACAAGAGGTTGGATAAGTGTATTATGCAGAAATTGTGCAATAGCTAATGGTGATAGAGCCATGGCTAATTGGACAGCAAAACCTTAAAAGTATGAATGGATTAGAGCAGATTGTATATAGTACCGCCACATGTAAAAAATGTGGTGATGTACTAGTTTCAATGCACAGACATGATTATGTAACATGCGGCTGTGATAACAAAACTATGTTAGATGGAGGTACAGATTACCAACGCTATGGTGGTGCAGACCTTGATTTAGTAGATTTATCAAACACTGTATATCTAACAGAAGGATTTGAAAAATGTAGAACAGCTCCTATATGGGGATCATACGGTATAAACGGTGATGAACCACGCAAATGGATGTCTGTATCAGAAATGAATGATGGACATTTAGAAGCTGTTATTACAAAACTTGGAGATAGAATAGAAAAATGGAGACTCAGCCTCATGCTACAGGAAGTAGAAAAGAGAGCTGAAGAATTAAATAACTCAATAAACTAAGAACATGGAATTAGAAAATATAATGGAAGAGTCAGTAAAAGTTATGGAAAATGATTTTTACAATAAGAAGTTTTACTTCTCGTACAGTAGTTTAAATAAACTATTATGGAACCCAGTAGTATTTCACAGTATGTATATACTTGGAATTAAAGAAGAAAGAGTAGATCAGCATCTTGTACAAGGTAAAGTTATACACGCACTTCTTTTAGAAGAAGAGAAGTTTAATGATCAGTTTATTGTTAGTCCAGGTAAATTACCAGGGGATGGTGTAAAAGCAGTAGTAGATAGAGTTTTTAATCACTATAAAGAACTATCTCTAAGCGGTGATACAAGAACTGAACTTGAACATTTCGATGGAGCTATACTTGATGTTATGAAAGATATGAATTACTTTCAAGCACTAAAGACAGATCAGCAACGTCTTGACAAAATTATCTCTACAGAGTCTACAAACTATTGGTCTTTCTTAAAGACTAAAGGTGATAAAACACTTATAGATCAAGAAACATTTGATTTCTGTAAATCAGCGGTAGAGCTTGTTAAAGCTAATCAAAGTGTATGTAAACTTATAGGATGTAATACAACTCAGTTTGACAACATTGAAGTTTATAATGAAATTCCTCTACAGGCTGAAGCTACAACTAAACCTTTTGGTATTAAAGGAATAATTGATAACTTAGTAATTAATCACGATGAAAAAGTTATTTATATCAATGATGTTAAGACTACAAGTAAAGAGCTTAAAGACTTCCCAGAAACAATTGAGTTCTATTCTTATTGGTTACAAGCTGTAATTTATTGTAGCTTAGTAGCTAATACTTATAAAGATCTAATTGAAATAAATGGTTATGAGTTAAAGTTTAACTTTTTAGTTATAGATAAAATGTACCAAACATATGCGTTTGCTGTATCAGAACCAACTTTAAAAGTTTGGTTAAACAGACTTACTGATGTTATGAATAAAGCAGAATGGCATTATGTGAATAAATGTTATGATCTTCCGTACGATTTTGCTACAGGATCTGTAACTTTGTAAACAAATTGTAGAAATGATAGAGAGCTTATATACTAAATACTTCCAAAAGTCTAGATCCTTTTTATTCCCTGCATTGGGAATAAAGAGGACTAGTAACTTTACGCCTACAGGTGTCTACTTATCAATAGATGAGTGTATAGCACCTGAAGAGGTAAAGCTAATATGTAGTTACAAAAATGAAGATTCTGAAGGCTTTAAAAAGTTTGAAGCCCAGATGTTATTAAGTAACCCATTATTTAGTCATATTATCAATATAGAAGGTTATAATCTATATGTGTTTGATTTTGAAATATATCAAGCAGATTGGTTTAACTTTCTATTAGGTAAGTATTCTAAGCTCTCACCTGTACTTAAAAGGGCCATAAAATCATACTACGGAGACAACTCCAGTGAGTATAAGTACATAGAAACATACTTATTTCCAGAAAGATATTTTGACGTCTACGCTAAAATACTTGATGTATCAGCAACCACCCTTAAAGAATTAGGTGAACTTTGTGATCCTTGTGACTTAGAGAAAGAAACTTTAAAAATTCCAGTGGTAGATTTGGAAATGTTAAAGAAAACAGTGTAATTTTGTATAATAAAAAACAAACAATGAATAAATCAATGATTCTTATCACTGGAACATGGGCAAATGGTAAAACATTTAAGATGATTCCAGCTACACCTGAAAGTCCTTACAATGAGGCCATTTTTGATCCTGAAGCTAAAGTGCTAGCTCTTATTGGTAAAGAGAAAAAACAATCTTTACACATGTTAGCTAAGCTTAATGACTTTGGAGATCCACAAACAATGAAGATTGGTAAAAGATCTAATGGTAAAGACTACGCAGAAGAGCGTAAGACTATTGAGACTTACTATGAATACTACATTGAGTCACCAGACGAGATTAAAAATATTATAAATATGCTAGCTTTAAATGCTGATAGTTTTGATTACAATCAATACTTAGAAGTTAAACCTAAAGCAGCAGAAAAACCAAGTAGTATTATTTCTGTTTAATTTGTTTTTTTAGAGTTTAAGACGACCATTAAGAGGCAGTTATTCCATCTGCCTTTTTTTGGCTTCTTATTTTGGGGGTACAGCTTAACTGAACAAGAACTATATGAGCGAAAAACAAATGACCCATTGGGTAATGGACTATGAAACACTTACTAATTGTTTTATAGCCGTATTCCAACACTATAAAGATGACTCTGTCAAACACACATTTGTAATACACAAAGACAGAAATGATCTCCCTAAGTTTATAGCATTCTTAAACACATGTGTAGCTCAGAAGCAGTATCATATATCTTATAACGGTATAGCTTTTGATGCTCAGATTAGTCAAAGCATATTAGATAACCAGAAGAGGCTGCTACAGCTTAGCACTAACGCTGTTATCAAATATATCTATGACTATGCACAGAAGATTATAACTACCTCAGATAGAGGAGAATTCCCAGACTATCCCCTATACAAACTTAAGATCCGGCAAATAGATTTATTTAAGATGAATCACTGGGACAATCGTGCCAAGATGAGCTCTCTTAAGTGGATACAGTATAGCATGGATTGGGAGAATGTAGAAGAAATGCCTCATCCGCATTACCAGCCTGTAGAAACTGCAGAAGAACTAGAGATGATCATTAAGTATTGTCATAATGATGTTCTTAGTACAAGAGAAATACTTGAGCATTCTAAAGAACAGATACAGTTAAGACAAACTCTAACTAAAGAGTATAATATTGATTTGTATTCTGCATCAGAGCCCCGTATATCTAAAGAATTATTCATTCACTTCTTACATCAGAAGCTTGGTATATCTAAGTCTGAGCTTAAGCAGCTACGCTCTCCAAGAGATTATATAATCTTAGCAGAGTGTGTGCTTCCTTATATAAAGTTTCAGACTCCAGAGTTCCAAAAAGTGTTAGACTACATCCGTACTAAGGTGATTACATCTACTAAAGATGGATTTAAGTTTAGTATAAACTATAAAGGTGTTAAAACCGACTATGGTCTAGGTGGTTTACATGGGGCCAAAGATCCTGGTGTATATGAAGCTAAACCAGGATGGACTATTATGACATCAGATGTTACCAGTTACTATCCTAATTTAGCTATCAAGAATAAGTTTCACCCTGAGCACCTACCGCAAAAAGAGTTTGGTGACTTGTATGAGTGGTTCTTTGAAGAGCGTAAGAAGATTCCTAAAACCGATCCTAAAAACTATGTATACAAGATTATTCTTAACAGTACATATGGTTTAACAGGTGACCAGAATAGTTTCTTATACGATCCTAAAATGACTATGCAGATTACTATAAACGGTCAACTTAGCTTAAGTATGCTTTACGAGATGATATGTGAAGAAATACCTGAAGCTGTGCCTCTTATGCAAAACACTGATGGACTTGAGACACTAATACCTAACGATAAGGTGGATAAATACCACGAAATATGTCGTAAATGGGAGATTATGACTCAGTTAAATCTAGAGCATGACGAGTATAGTAAGCTTATTATAGCAGACGTTAATAACTATATGGCCGTATATAAAAACGGTAAGACTAAATGTAAAGGTAAGTTTGAGTGGGAAGAATTAGAAAAGAAAAAAGTATCTATTCTCCATAAAAACAAAAGCTTTTTAGTAGTACCTAAAGCAGTATATGCGTATTTTACTAAAGGTATAATGCCTGAAGACTTTCTAGCACAAGATAATAATATTTTTAACTACTGTGCTGGAGTTAAAGCTAAAGGTGGATGGGTATTTGAAGAGCGTAGTGTAAAAGACGGCACCCTTCATGTAAACAAACTACAAAAAATAGTAAGATATTTCATCTCTAATAAGGGATCTAAACTTGTTAAATGTAACAAGGACGGTAGAGAAATACAGGCTGATGCAGGACAATGGCTTCAAACTGTAATTAATAAGATAGATCCAAATAAACCATTTACAGAATATGATATAAACAAGTCATACTATTTAGATGAGATCTATAAACAAATACAACAAATAGAAAAGGTCTCACAGAGATCATCAACACAACTTTCACTCTTTTAAACCCCACAATAATGCCAATTAAAACAACGTTCGTAACAGAACAACACATCAGAAATACGGCTCTTCCTACACATGGTAAGACGTATACAGTAATTCCTCACGGATATGTAATTGACCAAGCCAAACAAGAACTAGCTTCTGCAAGTTTGGAAATTACAAGATCACTATATAAATGTAGTTTAGACGGTCAGATAGCACAAGGTATCTATCATCTAAATTCAGCTGCAGATAAAGATATGGGTATGATGTTTGCCTGGAGCAACTCATACAATAAAATGATGAAATTTAAGTGTGCCATAGGAGCACAAGTATTCATATGTATGAACGGTGTAGTATCTGGAGATCTAGGTAACTATAAACGTAAACATACTGGTACAGCTCTAGCAGATGTAACATCATCTATACAGTTTCAGATAGCTAATGCTACACACTACTACAATAATCTTATTGCAGATAAAGAAATGCTTAAGCAAGTAATTCTTTCTAAAAGAGATCAAAGTAGTATAATTGGACAGCTTTACGCTGATAAAGAAATACTTACCTTAACTCAGTTAGCACAAGTTAAAAGAGAAATGGGTAGCCCTTCTCATAATTATAATGCAGATGTTAATTCAGCATGGAGCTTATACAATCATATAACTCTAGCTCTAAAAGAATCTCATCCGCTAACTTTCTTAAACGATCATCAAGAAGTACACACTTTCTTTGTTAATGAGTTTGGACAGCTACAGTCATATGCTATGCCTGATATAGATCCAGATGACGATGAATCAGAAAAAGAACCTGATTTTGAATTAGTAGAAGAAGCAGATGATAGCTTTGGTGTAACATTTATGTAATTTTAAAACAAGCAGGAGGAAGTAAAACCTCCTGCTTTTATTACCTAAACTAAAAAATAATAAAAATGAATTACTATCATTTAAACGAAGATAAAACAATAACTAAACTACCTAAAGGGGAGTATCCTAAACTAGGTGAGTTTAGTGAATCAACTAAACATGTTGGTAATAGCTTTATAGGTGAACAAAGAGTATCTACAG